GAGTTGGATAGGTGATATAGATCCATTCGTTGATGTAGTCACGCGCTGCGCAAATACGAGGAGCCCCATGATCCGTAAGCTGAATCTGGAACACCTGATCGGGGATCTCCAAATCAATCCTCTTAGAGTCAGTCTGAGAGGTAATGATGAGTCCTCTAGTTCCTGTAGTGATAACCCCTCTGTCTAGGTTAACAGCAGAGAAAGTAGCTCCTGATCCAAGCTCTGAGTTGATGATATAGAAGGCGAAGGGAAATAGATCGTTTGCTGTATAGACGAACCGTGCCTGCTTAGTTGAAAAGCCCATGATGAGGACGTCTTCGTTCGCAGATACAGTATTGATATCTGTTTGAAGCCCTGCACTTATCCATCCACCAAGGCCTGTCTGATCTGCCCACCATGCTTGCGGAGTCGCCGTAGTACCCGTAGGAGTAAGGATAGGATTGTAGGTAACAGAAGGGGATGGAGTGCCTGTAAATGACGCAGTGTAATAAGGCGTACCATTCTGGCTATAAATGACCGTGTCAGGAAGATATACCTGGCTTCCAGCTGTTGACGTCTGAATGACAGGGCCTATGAATAGCAGGCGGTCTTTGAAAGGAACGATCATTCTAGCGTTCACTAGGTAATACTGATCAGCGGGCTTTCCTCCAATAGAAAAATCAGCATTAGAGAGAGGAGGGCAGAAGTTCACCCATCCTTGACCTGTTGTAAACACAGGAGGGGAGGCGCTAGTTAGAGGAGCTCCGTTGTAGAACTTGATGCAGTCTTTAGTAGTGTCCGCATTACTGGTGAGATATTGTGCAATTCCTCCTGTACCATTGGTGGCAATCGTAGCGTTAGGGAAGGTGACTGTTACCTTGTCTGCACTGACGACAGTTGTAACATATCCCGTTTGGAAATTTATTCCTGTAGTTGTAGCCACCTCGTTGACAAACACAAAGTCTCCTACCACCAAACCATGTCCTGTGATCGTTAGATCGGCCGTAGCTGGTGGCCCTCCGGTGATATTGTCCACTACACTAATTGCCTTGTATTGCATCCCCACATTAGTTGTTGTAAAAGGCTTAGTGATCCCATTACACGCCCATAAAGCTCCTTCATAATTTACCGTCCAGAACTGTTGGTAATCTTGTCCATTATAGGTAAATGGAGTCCATGTGGTCTTTTGAGTATAACCAGTGTAAGCACCAGTAGCGGGGTTCTTGTAGAAGTTAACAGCGTGAATGGTGTAGGGATAAGTAATAGAGACGTTGTAAGGATAGTCGGTGTCAAAGGCTAAGGTTGCAGTGTCATCTGTAGGATCGAGAATGAGATCCTCAATTCCCATAACCGGAAGATCGGGGTAGTACTTGAAGATAGCGTTGATGACATTAGAGGCGCCGCTGGCAATTGTTATGGCTCCGCTGGCATAGTTGATTGTACCGGTACCCGAGGGCGCCCCCACTAGCGTCCCGTCTTGAGCAGTATCAGTGTAAACATTACCAGATGTAGTATCAGTAATGGTTACTGTTCCAGGAACAATGGACGCATCTGCCTGAATTCCCGAAGAGGTGAACCCGGTAATAAGGTTCCCAGCTCCTGAAGAGAGTGTGATGGTGGTCGTGCCTGGATTGTAAGCTGTGGAAGTAGAGTTGAAGTAACGCGTCAATCTGCCTAGAAGCTCTGTTCCACGCTTCCTCTTAATTCTTCCTCTCCACTGGTAAGCATTGACCAGTTTAGGGAACGAATCGTTGTCTACGTTGAAAGGAGTTACATCGGTTCGAAGACCTTTCTCAATTGGGCCAACAAAGATCCTCTCCCCCATGCTTATACTCCAATTGCCATTATGAATACAGTGGCCGTAGACGAATTGTTTAGCGTTGCTCCCGTTATTGTCAAAGAGGTTAAATTTGGAACCAACCCCGAAACTGCATCATTATAACCAAGAGTTGCTCCATAGACAGCCGTTGTGAATGCAGTAGGCCAGTTAAAAGCTCCTGTTGCGGTGCGTTGTACCCACTGAAGAAGAATACCACCTGGAAGGAAAGTGAACCCACTTGTAGCAGCAGAAGGGGTGCCGCGTGTTAACTGGATCTCTGTAGCTACGTTATCTCTCTGCAAAAAGATCTCACTGCTTCCACTAGATGTCTTGGAATAAGTTCTAGCTTGTCCCGACGCGCTTCCTGGAGCTGACCCTTGCACGACATATGTCAACTGTCTGTGCCATCCGCCGTTGGCGTTACCAAATCCGATCATATCAACCGTCGAATCGCCACCTAAAATACTGGCGATAGAGTTGGTGTTAGTTTCAAGATTGGGCTGGTCGTCGGACAAAAGATTGCTTGCTGCTGGGATGTTTTCGTTATAGGTAAAGGTGGGCATTAGGTTCCTCCGTAAGAGCTGTTGCTTCCTGTGCTTCCAGAGATTCCAGCCTCAGAGAAGATGGTTTGAGTTCTAACCGATGTAAACTGGCGCTGTGATCTCTTCCAGACGAGCTGCTCTTGCTCGATAAAGAACGGCTCATAAAAGTTAAACTGCTCGATATCGCCTGTATCTGACAGGATCTTTCTGGCCGCACCTCTTGCTATGTATTCACACATATAAGCGAACTGTACAGCATCTGAGGTCGTTAGAAACGCAGCAGGAGAGAGGTAGCCATCTAGTGTGATCTGGTACTGAGTGTTTGGAGGATTTCTCACCTGAATGTAGTTGTCATAGAAAAGAACAGCTCTCGGCATCCCTTGCTCATAGTAGTTGCACTGCACGTTGATGGCATTACCTGAAGGAATGTTACTCGGAAAGGTTACGTTTACAACCCCTGTCTGGTAATTAACTGTGTTAGAAGTAGTGCTATAAGAACCGAGAGTAGTATTTCCATAAGGAGCAGCTCCTGGATTAATTAGCACTCCATATAACTCGCTGCTAGTGTTGCCCCCTAGGAAAATACCCGAATCTGTTACAACTATGTTGTTTCCGTTGCTATCAGTAGCTGCAATTGTCACCCCTGGCATGATGCTAGTAGTGGGAATCCTAGATACAGCCGTGGCAATGGTGGGGGAGGAAACATCTGTAAGGAAGAGGGGATCGGTAGGAGCGGCACCAGACTTGATGATCCCAGTCATGTCTACATGACCTGGAACCGCAGGAAACCATGGTAAAGTAAGTTGGTACGTTGAACCACCATCCCCGGTGGCTACTTGATCATTCCACTGGATGAAATTCGGCCATATATTATAGAAGGCATCTCTTTGCCCATAAAAGGGTATCTGAATGCCATTCACATAACAGGGGGAAGCAAAGCCCTGGTAAACAGGATAATAACTTATCGACTGTGAACCAGGTTCTGTCTGTAAGGAGTAAACAGGCATGTTGTACTTGTCTATCCCCGGTATGGTCTGGAAACTGTAAGTGGTCTTGAAATCAAATAGCTGAATTCGAGCATCCATATCCATCAGCCAAAAGCGGTTGATGTAATCGATGATCAGGTTGTCTGTGATCTGCGCATTAGAAGGGCTTTTTATGATCCTTCTAACATAAGTCACAATATCTGATAGAAGGTTCAAATTATACCTCTAGTTATGCGCTCATAAACACAGACTTTCTTCCCTTTGTCACAGGGGTAGCTGTAAGTCTTGCCACCTCGTGATCCACTACTAATGCACCTGTAAAGGTACCTACATGTCCTGAAGCAGTTTGAGTGTGATCTTCGGTCTTAAGACGACGATAATGACACTCTGCAATGCGGTCAGCTAGATAACGAGGCCCCCATACTACCTTTCCGGGAGGAACTTCCCAGTATTCAGCAGGAATACCCTTATATTTTTTAGTCCAGATCTCAATCTTCTCGCCGATGATCTCTTTATGCTCAGCAATAAAGCATACGTACTCTTTGAAGAAGTTGTACTCGTCTCGATAGTTTTCATCAAACTTCTGTCCATCGGAAAGGGAGCGAACAGGTTTCAGGTAGATATCCTTTGAGCTGTTAATATCTTTTTGGGACATCTGTGGCCCTTCAGTCTCTTTAACAGGAGCAAAGCGATCCGTTTCTCTGAGATCCTTCATGGACTTCTCAAAATTGTCTGCGACTTGCTTAGCTTGTTCTAGATCATCTCTCATTTTTGCCATATTACCCTGGGGATACGTTAATAAAACTTCCATTGATATATAGCGTATTGTTGATTCTACCGCTAGAATTTATTTGACCCGAGTTGATATCCCCTATAGGGAGAACCATGGAATCCTGTTTAGTGTTGCCAGCAGAATTAAATGCGGTCATGGTGGTTGCATCCGCATGTACGGTAAATTCAGTAGAGCTAGTAATGCTAGTCACAAGAGCCTGCGCTTGGTTCAGCTCCTGCATGCCCACATTCTTCACAATCACAAAACGTACGACTGTCCCCACTGTGTAGTAGTTATCAGTGGCTGTTACGACGGTTGTTGCTGTCTGTGAGACAGGAGTGATGGAAGAAATAACCGCTGCTTGGGGATTGTAATATTCCGTGTGGATTGGAACGTTGCGGTAGAGGGCTTGAGGGCCTGTGAATAGAGGACTTGTCATAAAGCAAATGAGGGGCTTATTTGCCCCCCATTTTCAGTTATTAAGTAAAACTTTACAACTGATTTTGCAGACCTACATATCCGTAAGCATTGCTTCCCAGAAAATTACATCTGAGTTTGCACCGACGAGAACTGCTGAGGTTAAAGTTACAGCTGTTCCAGCTCCGATAACAAACCCTTGACGAGTGTTGTTAAAGAAGCATCCCAAGATGCCAGGGCCGTTGATAGACGGTACCTGAGCAGCTGCTGGGATTGTGTAAGGAGAAGGGTACAGGTTGCCGCCGCTATAAGCCACGCCACCTGAGTTTACATCGCCTACAGGAACGATCATAGGGAAACTGAGACCGGCTGCTACGCTTGCAAAAGTTTGGTTACTGTTGAAAGCTGTGTAGCTAGAGGAGTCAATGTTCACGATGACAGTGTTGTAATCTGTTACTGCTGTCACATATCCATAGATCGGAGATCCTGGAATTGTGGTGTTAGGTAGAGAGTTCAACTGTGTCATTCCCCATGAACTTGGAATACGAAACGCCACTTCTTGACCAACAACGAGGTTATGCGCCATCGCTGTGTCAATTGTAGTTGTTGTACCAGTTGTCACCGCACTTACCACAGATCCTTGAGGAGCATAGAGAAAAGGATAAAGAACCTTTTTCACGTATGCGCCTGTAGGAGATCCGGACAGAGCTGTGTAGTTAGACTGGTTTGTGTTCCAAGGGATAGTGAATGTAGTAGAGCCTGTCACAGTAATTGTGAAAGGAATTCCTGCGATCTGTTGCATACCAGTTGTGCTAGATTGTGCAAGACCTTGGAATAGCACCACATCACCTGTTGAATAACCGTGAGCCGAAGCTGTAGTTACAACAGCAGGGGAGGCTTTAGTGATTCCAGAGATCTGGATTTGAGCTCCAAAGTTGAAGTCAAGACCAGCTCTGAAAGTGCTAAAACCGTTGGTTGTAATATTATCAGTAGTTAGAACAGGAGTAGCGTTGAAGATTTGCATCACTCCGCCACCTTGGCCCATACCGACATCCCAATTAGCAAAAGGGCACCCGTTTTGTGCAGGTGTTGCCGCTGCTGTATAGTTTGTCATACGGATAATATTTGGCTGAAAAGGCAAGTAAATAGCCTTTGCAGCTCCAGTAGAGGTAAATGTACCTCGAGCGATTTTTGAATACTCAGTCATGATACGCCTCCTTAGTTGCTGCTGCGTGTGCAGAGTAGGTTTCGGATCGCAGTATCTTGAGTAATCGCCTGCGCTTGCGCAAATTTAACCGCTAGCGTCGCGTTTTGCGCGCGCATGCCGGAGTAGTATGGATCTCTATAAATGAGGTTCATACTGTACCCGTCTTGGTTAATGTGCGTTACCGCTTGCTTACCAACTACTGTGTTATAATACACGTCTCTAGAGTTAGCAGAGCTACTTCTAGAAACTGGTGCTTCTGAGCTTGCCAGGATACGGATGTTATAAACAGTACCGTACTCTGATGGAAGCGCAGATGCGTTTGTAGGATAGTTCCATTGGCTAATGAATCCTGAGCCAGTGAGACCATCAAAATCAGTTTGAAGCTCTGTAGAGCTAAGCATAAAATATGCAGAGCGTACAGGGCCTGTTCCAAACTTATCTTCACCTTCGATACCCGCCATAAACTTATAGGCGTTGTTAGTATCGAGTGTTGCTGCAACCAACGAGAAGTCAGAGACTCCTAGGTTGGTTGGGTTGTCCATTAATCTGTTACTTTTGTGACCTAGACTACAAACATCTAGGCGGCCAGGCCTATTGCACCTAGCTCACTAGCTTTCACTAGTGTTCAGAGCACCGCATCCCCTTTCGGGGTCTTCTCGCTTGCTACGTTCAGGCTGATCCCTTCCGAAGGCATGATAGAATGAATTATCCACTAATTCGGGATCTTTGGCGTTTGTGATGGCGATTCTATACATCAGCCTTTCCCGCGCATTTAAATTTTCTACCAACCAATCAGTCATAATCTTGCCCCTTGTTGTCGCCGTCTTTACGCTGCGAGTTTCAAGTCTATCAGAGAAGATTTAACAACGGCAACAACCTTTCGTCTACCGTTGGATCCACCACTAGCGTTAATTTGGCTAGCTGCGGATACGATGTAGTCTCTCAAAATTAGATCTTCCAATCTGTTACCCCATCTTTCGATGTGGATAGGTCATTTCTGCCTATCTCCACCCCTTTCGTTGGATGGTTCGGACTGTCGCATAGCCTTTCGGCTCCAGATCACTCAGTCTCTCACGGTCTCTTGCGAGTTCCGCCCTGTCGGCATGCCTTTCGGTTTAGCCTTCCAAGTCAATCAGATCTAGTTTATCCAGGCCTACTATCTCAAGCCTGGCGCATAGCTACCGCAAGTCTTTCAGAGACCCACGCTAACACCATTTTAGCTATGCTAAGAGGGCGTGTTATTTATTTAATAGCCGCATTTGTTGGTACATCTCTTCACGGAAATCTAAAACTTCTCTAGGAGTTCCTCCTCTGCAAAACCTCACTGAGCAATAATTCTCGCAGAAGTTTAACAAAGTGAAAAGCTGGCCCTTTTTAAATCGCAAATAGTTTTTTACCTTATGAAGGAAATGGATGCATTCATCCTTGCTACCTATAGACATTTTATACGCATAACCTTTGGTCGTACATTTTGCTTTAGGGATGCAAAAACTCCCCAACGAACAGTTTGCACGAATAAAGTTTAAAACGGCCGAAGGAACCATAGTTAGCTGGATAATGGGGTTGTATCTCGTAGACACACTTCCTGAGTGAGGCTTTTCTTTTTTAATCGAAAAAGATCCCTCAGTGTCCATAATCCCTGCCACATATGACCAAAACTTAGGACAATCTGTAGTTTTTATGGACTGTTGATTGAGACTGTCGCTGCCTAATAAAATGGTACGATTTAACTCCTTCATCCGAAACGAAAACCGTTCTCCATCTATTTCACAAAAACAACCTTCACTTCTTTTGCCAACAAAATCCAACATACACTTAGCCTGAAGCGTTTTTAAGACGATATGGGGAGAAATCTGCTCAATAAGACGCCTACATCCCTCAAGGCTCCTCACTGACCATACATAAAGAGTCTTATAGTGGTCTTTCTGAGGCTTTTTAAGTCTTAAAGAGCCGCCAAATTTTTCATGTAACCACTTAGACATGCCCTCATGAGCATTACTCAACTGAATGCATGGGTAATACTTCCCATGAGCTTTCATTATTGAGAAACTCCCGTCTCCGTCTAATATTCCTGCCGCATATGCCATATCTATTTCTTCCTGCATGAAAAACTCCTTTTGACGGGAATTATATCACGGTGTACTATTTACTCACAAATACAAGTTAAGCTGCTATAAACCTATAACCCTCTTGATCCTGGAGTATCACTTGTTCATTTATGATACATCCCGTACCGAAGAACGCCATTTGCGCCTTAATCGATGATATCGCGCTGTGGCACTTGGGCTGGTGGCACTCTGTTACTTTTTCGACCCGCAGCTTATAAGGCGGGGAAACCTCTTCGGATTTCTCTCTCATAGTTACCCATGAGCTCAGACTATCGCATGACCTTTCGGCCCCTTCTCACTTAGTCGTTCACGCTGCTTTCGCTTGCGCCCTGTTGTCCTCATCGAGGAGTTCCAAGTCAATCAGAGAAGGTTTTACATCGACGCACCATAGGTTTTCATCGATCCCAGAATTTCCAAGTTGAACCGTAGGAGGCGTAAGCGCCCTAGGTCTCATGAAACGACAAGTCGTTCCACCATTAGTTGGCATGGACACCTTGTCACACACCAAAATGTAGTTAAAGGAAGGCGTAGGCACGTATAACATCGCAGGCGCAAGCGACTGGAGGATCATAGGTCCTAAGTTTCCTGTGTTTGTAATAGACATAGTCAAATCCAAATAGTTAAATACTTGTTTTTGACCTTGACGAGAGGACTGTACGTCTTAGAAAACATGCCTTACGTAGCTAATGTGCCGCATGCCGCATCTCTAGTCTGTGAGCCCGTCGGCCTTCAACTGAGACGCTACCTTTGCGAAGGGTATTACGCTTGCATGATAACGCTGTCGCTGCGTGGGAATCATTATATGAAATTGTTTATTTTAGTCAATTAACCCAACCTTAATGACTTCTTAAGCTCTTGCATCTTGTCATACGCTGACTTCTGTCCAGTCGAGGAGAAGTCCCCAGCTGCAGAGTAAGGTGCGGCTGATGATCCAGAAGGAGAGTAGTAAAGAGGTTTACGATTGCCATCTATTTTAGTCTGTATACTCGACTTCTCTTCCTTGGGCTTGTGAAGACCCATGGCCTTAATGTTTCTATACACGAGTTTTTGACGGTCGAAGCCTTCTGGCATCGCAAGAATCGTTTCAGCCAACTCAGGATCTTGCTCGGCAAACTTCTGCGCGTGCTGCATGACATCATAGAAATCGGGATTGTTTCGAATCCAGTCTTGTTGTCTCTGCTCCTGCATCGTCCTTTGAAACTCATAGACTGCCTCCTTTTTGGCATCTTCCTTTGCTTTTTGATACATAGAGGAAAGCTCACGCTTGAGCTTAGACTTGTTGATATAGGGCTCATCATAATCATCGTCATCCTCTTCCACAGCAACGGTCTTTTGCTTTCTCTCTGCTTCAATGCGCGCCAATCGCTCCTCAAGAGCCTGCTTCGATCGCTTCTCTTCTTCCAATGCTTTACGCAAGTTGGCGAAGTTTCTTTCAGCATCATTATTTTGAGCTGGCGCCTTTTCCATTTGCTCTTGAACGTCTTCTGTCATACGAAACCCTGGTTGAAGTTAATGTCAATTAAACATATATCTATAGCAGATTAAACATTTTAAGCTCATGAAAATTGATAGATTAGAGACTCACGACAGGTATCAGCACTTCTTAGGAGACCAAGAAAAGGTAATTGCGGAAGGGGCTTCTGAGTGCCTAATGCGCAATCCCCTTTCTCTGGCTCTTCAGGATTACAGCCCTTATATTTACGTATATGGTCACTTCCGAACCCATGAAGATGGAGTCACACAGAGATTGATTTGGCAACCTAAGCTTTGTAAGCCTGCTCCTTCTCCTAACACCTTTCTTTTTAGAGGATTGTCAGGAACCGATCTTTTAGAGCCTTGCTGGGTGCTCCCTAAAGCTGAACTTTTTGAACAATTCAAAGATGGGACAGTGATTGAGGGGAGTGAGTATATCCAGTGGTGCATTTGGATGTACAAGAACAAGAAAAAGGAACTGGGAGAGCCCCACAAAGATGACCTTTCGGAAGAGAAGCAGAAGGAGATTTGGCTGAAGGTGGCTAGAGAGTTAGAAGAGTCTGCTAGAGCTAAGAAGTCGTCTTTGATACTTCCCGAGTTTAAGCGAGTGCCTTAGGTTTTATCTTCAGTTTTTCTTTAACAGGAGATGGAACAGCATCCCCACTAGACCAATGACGGATCTTGCACATCTTGTTCTTCTTGCCAGATCCGTAATAATCACCAGTCCCACGCTCAGTCCATTGGGTATGAGAGCCGTAAGCTGTCTTAGTCATGGTTTAGATCGTTGGGTGAAAAGCATCTAGACTCTTGAGGAACATAAAGTTTAGAAGTTTCCTTTGTTGTTCCAATGGGTTGAGCAAACCCTACACCATAATCATCACCAGCTGCCATAAACTTGCCTGAAAATGCTTGATCTTTGGTGGGGGCTGCAAATGTCTTGCTGGATTTGCGCTCTTTGGGAGCTATTCTGTCTTTGAATACCATATATGCCTCAGTAAAGTTACCTATATGATAACTTTTGTGTAAAAGTGGGTGATTGTAGCTCGAATCACAATCCCCCCACAGTAAATGCTAAAGTGTTCGAGCGTTTAGCAAAAACTAATAACGGTTACCAGCTTTCATTGGGTGGGCTTTGATTTTAGCATCACCTTTGCGCTGATCTCTTTCAATCTCTTCTGGAGAATCGGGATAAGTGCTAACGCCACCAGCTCCCTCACCGGAAGCATATCTCTTCACCTTGTTTGAGCTTCTCATAAGCTCATCAGAATCTTTAGCGTAACCGCCAAAGTCATCAATTCTTCTTGCGCCCATTATGGCCTCCATATTCCAAAGCTTTGGACTAACTAACAATTTTGATTATACTGTGCCAAGTTTCAATTTCAAACCTTTTTGTGATTCCAAAATCCAGGTTCTTCAGTAACCTCAGATCCTGCTAGCGCATCGATAAATGTAGGATGTGTGCACGGACGGCGCCCCAAAAGGCTCAAAACCATCTGACATTGCACTGTGTCTCCTGTAAAGCACTCTACAAGAACGTTGTGAAAATTGCTTGCTCCATGACCTCTCCCACACTCCATCTCATCCATTTTAGCGTTAAAAACCTCACGCAAAACTTCATTTTGGATGCCTTCAGGATTAAAGGTGTAGTAATGTGGGCCAGATGTAATCTTAACTTTATCACAGTGAACGTCTGCCGCGTGGCGAAGCATTTCATCTATCTGAGTCATGGGAAAAATTCTCATGGATTATCCTGCGTTTCGATTAATAGGGTTACCCCCAAGAATTTCTGCCATGAATCGGTTTCCTGCAGAGGTTCTTCGAGCATCCATTTTGCCTCTCTCTTCGTCAACTTGCTCACCGATTTCCATCTGATTGAGCTGGTGGTCAGCCAAGATGGTCTCAAGTTCGCCAAACTTCTCGATCGTCTCAACTAGCTTTTGAAGTGCTTCCATGCGGTCTTTAGTAGCAAGAGCGTGGTTTCGAGTGATCTCTGCCAGCCTTTCTTCAAAGAGTCCGATATTCGAGTCAGACCTTGAATGTCGCTCTCTTGCGGTGGCAATTGCAGAGGCTGTTTTTGCGTACATTTCTTGCAGCTTTGCTTGCTCAAAGGCTTGCTGGATTGTACTTGCTTCTTGCTGGATGGCATTGGCTTGCATCTCCTGTTGTTGTAGATATTTTACCGCTTCTGTTTTACCGGCGAGATTCATATCTTTAACGATAAAGGACGGTGGGAACACCTCTCTGCCAAAGGAAGAATTGATCTCAAGCAGCTGTTGAGCTTGGTACGCTCTTTGAGTTGGAGTTAAAAGTCCTTCCTCCACGATCACCTGAAACTCTGAAAAGATCTTATTGTAAAACAGGGGGGTGGGTTCTTCCTGAAGGATGGTGGCCACTTTCTGCGCGTTCCAGTTGTTTAAAACAATTTGAAGAAGCTTTTCACCTACTAGCTTGAGTGCCAGATCCCACTGATCGAAGTACTTTTGCAGCACAACAAGGTTGGCTGCTTGCTTGATCATAGTTGTAAGAGTAGAGGCCTGCTTGTCATTCTGCGCCGACCAGTTCTCTAGATCAACTCCAGAAGTGGCAAAGATTAAGTTTCTTAGCTGATCAGCAAGAGCAAAGTCTGATTCAGGAACAGCAGTAGGTTGGATTTTTTCAATATCCTGTAATTCATATCCCTGATTAACGATGATATCCCAGCCTTGACCGGACTTTTTAAGGTTATCTTCATTGGCAACAGCTCCGACTTTACGCTTCCATCCAGTTTGGATTGTCGCCTCGGAGATATCATGATTTAAGATGATCCGCCGATTAAGAAGGTAGTTACAGTCACGCATAGTCCGTACAAGACCGCGCACGCGAAGATCGTAATAATTGTTATGAGGTTCATAGTTCCAAAACACCGGTATAAAGGGACAATCATCAAAACCAAGAGGATTATCACCCTGATACATCAGCTGATCGTTTAAAACGACCGCTAACTTCCAGGTTGGCACTGTAACTTCTACAACTTCTAAGTCAGGAATTGCTGAGAGCAGTTCAGGAAGAATTCCCTCGTCCTCTTGGAAATCAAAAAACTGATTTCTGCTCTTAGAATAGAGCTTTTTCCTTTTACGTTTCCAGCGATACCATACGTATGACAAAACTAATAGATCGTTGCGGGCCATATTGTAGTTTTCAGGCAAGAAATAGAATGATCCATAGCGCTGAGGAGTTCCTGCCATCGGAAGGATTCGGTCTTTCTGATCGGGAAATCTTTCTTCTGCTTCTTTCTTTGAAATGTACTCCTGACACCAGACGAATTGAGCGTCTGACATATCGTAGTTGCGGAAATAGGGATCAACTAAAAATGAGTTGTATTCCCATAGCTTCATCTTAATTTCACCCTGAGCCGGATCTTTTCCAGTAAAATCAAGGTAGGGCTGAAGCAATACCATCCCAGCAATGCAAGATTGCTCACAGGCTCTGGAGAACTGCTCGTGCACCATCTGCGAATTACACACCTGAGTCATCAGACGGGTGTATTGGTCAGTGGTGGAGGAATCTCCTCCTTGACCAGGAAGGTAGTTGATCGCCTTTCTGTGCTGACGTTGATATCCCGTCACCATGTTAACAGGCTGCTGCAGAAGGTTGAAGTAGAAGTTCTGCATCGAGTTGGCAGGCGTGTAGTTAAAATACCTGTTTATGAATGTCTGCGAGCCGGCGTAGAAAAGAGTATCGATATTACTTTGATTCCAGCGCGATTGTTCGATTGGCTGGAACTTGCTGTATAAGTTATCAAGCCACTGACGGATGCTCACTTGGTTTGGTTCGAGATCGTTTTCCCATGGCGGATAATAAAATGACATAGGCCCTCATAATAGTGAGCCTAAGCTTATCAGTTAAGTTTTTAAACATCTATACAGGTAATTTTAAGTGTCGATGTTATTTCTTCCTCTCCTCTTCAGACTTCCTGAACGCCCTCCTCAACACCTCCTGCCTCTCAGTCACACTCACCCCATGCTCCTGGAATATATCCGTAAGCCAAGAAGCCTCCCTGGCCACCTTGCGGTTCTCTTTTACGCGGTATGCCTCGAGCTCAGCTTCCGTTAGTCCCAGCTCTAATTCATGTTTGTTTGCCATCTGTTACCTTTTTGTTAATGGTGGAATAACTAGCCAATAAGCGATTTCATTTGTCCAAACTCTTTCACTATTCCCCCACATATCCTCACCTTCTTCATCTTTGCCAAAATACCACAGCACATCTATGCAATAGCCGTCCCCATCAGTTACTAAAACCTGCTGTCTTCTAAGGGGCATCCTGTTCTTAACGCTTATCCACTCCATCTAGCGCTCCTTCGGTGGATAGGGTAGGGGCATCCAATGGGTTATTCCTGTGTCTTCTAAAAAGTCATAATGAGACCAGTAAACATCTTTTCCCATTCCTGAAACAAGAGATCCCAGGTATATGTTTTTTTCTTCTCCGTCGGTATATAGACATTTTAAATCAATATCAGGCAACCTGTCTTTAACGCTTATCCACTCCATCACGCCCTCATCTTAGGCTTCTCAATCTTATCCCGACACGGACAGCTAGGCGCATGCATGATCGTCTCATGCGGCCTCTCTGACCTAGTCTTGAAGTAGATGAACCAATGACCGTCCATCTCAAACTTTAGAAAGTCTACTCCTCCACCCATACCAGGGGAGGTATCAGGCTTTGGGGGAGTTATAATACCAGCGTAACTGGCCGATAACGAGAATACGGCCACTAATACAGCCAAAATTGATCTAAGCATTTTAACCCTTGTTATTTAAATAATTGAACATGGATCTTATTACATTGGGAAACCTAGAGGCCCTGCTATCGTGTAATACATCTAACATCCTTTGAACTTGTTCTAGAGAATTAGGAATTTGGCACAAAGGGTGATCGCGGCAAAAGTCGCATATCATCGCTTGTCTATTTATGTCCTTTTTCTCCTTCCATTCGATTATAAAGCAATTTGAGCACTCAACAATATACTTCTCGTCTTCTATGGCATCTTCATGCATCACGAGGCTCCTTTAATTGGATCATCCAACTCTTCTTTTCCGGCACGCATTTCAAGACCCCATTAAAACTAGCCATCACCATAGCCAGAGCCAGAGCCAGCCCCATAACCACAGTTAGGTGTTACCTCTACAGCGCCGTCCATTCGGAAACCTCTTTACTATCACTCATTTCAAAAGCCTCATTAACATTAGCCATAGCCATAGCCATCGGCATAGCCATCGGCATAGCCATCCCCATAGCCCTTCGAATCGCCAGAGCCCTTCGAATCGCCAGAGCCAGAACCATCCCCATAGCCATAGCCAGCCCCATAGCCAGAACCATCCCCATAGCCATAGCCATCGCCATAGCCAGAAACAACCCCAGAGCCAAAGCCATAGCCAGCTGATACCCTTACATAGCCGTCCATTCAGGAACCCCTTTACTATCACTCATTTCAAAAACCCTGTTAAAATTAGCCGTTGCCATCGGCATAGCCATCCCCCGAGCCATCCCCATCCCCCGAGCCATAGCCAGTGCCATAGACAGCTCCAATGCCAGATCCAGATCCAGATCCAATGCCAGATCCAATGCCAGAGCCATAGCCAGTGCCAAAGCCAGAGCAAACTGTTACCATTACCCCGCCGTCCATTCAGGAACCCCTTCTATGGACTTTCTTGCTTCAGGAGTGGTATCTAAAATCTCAACGACTTCTAATAACTCTACCCGATCGACGGCAATAGGGAACTTGCACTCTTTAGGATTAGCAACCCCTTTCATGGCAAGTTCTGACAAAGACGCAGCGCCTGACCAGTACCAAAGCCTACGCGCATTCCTCATTACCACCTCGCGTCCGTTGCGACTTTCTATCTCTCCAGCAAAAACACCAGCTGAATAAGTTCTAACAATCTTGTATTCCATATATCTCCGTTTTTTCCTTGACAAAGTTAAAAAACCACATACAATATCGCTCTGCGCGCTAGCTGAGCATCTAGCGAAGATCAGCTGACGCAGGGACGACCGCCTTATTCCTGCATTAAAGAATCAACAGACACTCTAAACGAATGGGCTCTCTTTAGTGAGGTGGGAGAAGCAGGCAGTTCATTTTTAGAGGCCTGAGATTCTAATATTATTTTTACAAGCAAATCTGTTCTACCGCTTGCCTTTTCTGCTTCAGAGATAGGGCTAAGGTCTTTTAAAGGATCTAAATAAGTTGCTTTGGGAGTGGTTGCTCCAGTGTGAGAAGCTACTGTCATATATGCTCCATATGGGTAAAGTGACACATGTATATCAATATATATCGATATACATGATTAAAATCTACTTCGAGGACGAAAACCTCCTAAAGTTCCTGGGTTGTAGTCGCCTTTATCTAGGATATGAAGAGAGATGGCAAGATATCTAAAGGCATCCGCCCCGTGGGAGAATTGGTTGTGGAGGGGACGTGATTTCCAGCAAACGCGTTTTTCATCCCATTCTTTGGTATAATTTTCAAGAGATTGAACTCCTCTGGCGCACTTGGTCTCGTCGAACCAACATCTAGAAATAATTCCTCTAGCAAGATCGATTCCTTGTAGAACGTCAACGCGAGGACTAGCAATGAAGTTCATCCCCATCTTACGGGCTGAGTCCTGCCGCGTCATACCAGTAGAGTACTCGTGGGCCAATATGTCATGAGGCCCAATATGTTTGTCATAGATGTAAGGCTTAGATTTTACAACGCCCAGCCAGTGAGCTAGGGATTCTCCTGAGCCTTCTACATAGTCAATTAGTCGAATTTCTTTGCCAACCAGCTGACAAAACCATATAGCAGTAGAATCGTTGTAACCGAGATCCCAGCAAGTATGAACTGGTAGATTTTCGTCATAAGGAATAAATCCAATGCGTCCTTCTGCGCGAGCCAAGTTCATTTGCTTCGCATAGTAAGAACCATCGATAGCAGACATCCAAGACTCTTCAGACGTAGAAGGGTACTCACGCATCATGTTATCGCCTTGAGTCTGGGATTTCAAGGCATACCACGCTCTTTGCTCCTGATCTATCTTTATTCCTTTACCTTCTAGGTATTCAAAATATTCTAGCACGTCTTGATCAAAAGCAATTACGGACCCTGTGCGATAAGCAGGCTCTTTCCACCAGGGGAAGAAGTGGAAGCGAAAGTCTAGGTCGGTTAGATCCTCTGAACGGGTTTTCTCGGCCTTTTTGCATATGTCGTAGAAGTAGCCAGCTCGCCCTTCAGCCGTAGACTCAATGACTACGTATTGCCCCGGAGCCACCGTATTAAGCGATCCAGTAATGATCTCTTCAGCTTTATCAGGAAACCTAGCGCATATCTTCCCAAATTCCGAGATATGTAGAAAATTAAGAGTGCTACCTCGCATAGAAGTACCCACACGAATAGAACTGCCATTTGTAAACACAAGTTCGCGCGCACTATCATTAGTTGCCACAACCTCTTGGCGTACATCTTCAGGGAGGCTGTCGTAAGCAAATTTAATACGTTTGAAAAGGTATTCGGCATCTTCCCTTGTATGAGCAATGATGCCAGCAGCCATATTGCGATTGAATACACAACGATCAAGAAAAAGCAGACAGATAAAGGTGGAGATCCCCAGCTGCCGAGCTTTGAGCACGACGTTGCAATACCAAAAATTGTCATAGAGCTCCTTCTGGGCCCAGTTCATCTTAAAAGTACGCTTTTGGCCGTACTTATCAATTATCTTGTAGAGATTCTCTATCCTCCAGAGAGGATTCATCAGAAACTCTTTTGCTACTTCTTTCTGGATCATGCACTATATCTCTTGAGGTATCCATCGATTCTAGAACTGCTTGAGCAAGGGGATTGTTGTTCTTTACTACAAGGGTCGTTTCAACAGGATCTATTACTTTCCACTGTGTCAAAAAGAGCTTAGCCATACTCTCGGACATTCTCTTAAAAGAGGCGCCTTCAATCCAAGTTGAGTGTAGCATTTGTTGAATCATTTCTAAAGTTTCCGTAAATCTCGGGTGCCTTTTTACTGCTTCTTGGAGCCTTTTAAAGAGATATCCACGCTGAGCACAGAACTTATTTAGATAGATATTTTGAGGGTCTTGAACCCATTCAGCCATTGCATTAAGTTCACTTTCTAACCATTTCTCATGGTATAATTCGGGTCTCCCAGCTGTCTCTTGAAATCCACCATACGGATTACCTGGACCAAACCTACCTTTTGCGTCTCTCCCGGGTTTGATTCCATGTTTCTTATCAAACTCAGCTGCCTTTTTCTTTAGGATAGCTTTTTTCTTCTCGGTAGGAGTTGGCCCCTTAGGCCTTCTTCTTTTATCAACTTTTTCAGCCATGCTACCAAATCTGTTAAGTTTTAAAGAATTGTATATCAAGATGGGGTGCTATAAAGCTATCAAAATAATTTGCTATAAAGTGATATTTATATATATTGATACACAGCTCAGGAGGAAAGGTGAGACACTCAAGTGTTATCCATAAACTAGTAGATTTGATGCTCATGGACGATGAGTTAGATCGTGCTTTAGCCGACCTTATCGATATATGGCCAATAGATCTTTGGTATGGTTCTCCCTTGGAGACTATCGTGGATGCTCTCTTAGAGGAAGATCCTTATTTCCTAAAGCGAGATCCCAAGAGGGCTATCCAGGAGCTTTATGAGAAACAGAGCAAAATGCAAGCTGTGCTATGAGACTATAGAGAGCTTTCATCAGTTTGACTACGTCTCGTGCAAGTGTGGCGAGATTTCTATCAGTGGAGGGGAGACCAAGTACGAGGTTTCCTTTCGTAATCCTAAGAACTTCTTAAGAATCGATGATAACGGAAAAGAGTTCACTCCAGTCTTCAAAGACATTGGTGTAGAAGAGGGAGAAACCTCGGATAAACCTATTGGAAGACTAGAAAGGCTAGAATCCACCATCCAGCAACTGGAAGCTCTCCCAACTAATGCTATGCAATCCCCTCTTAATCACTATGATCTCGTACATATACTCAAATTGATCAAAGATTTGTTTACTGCTGAGGAAAAGAACCCCCATGAAAGTAAGAGCACTTCAAAAAAACAGCACCCTAAAAAGAAGGGAAAACATGGAAAACAAGACAATCCTCATCAGGATTCCTAAAGAGTTGAAGAAAGACTTCGTTATGCACTGCTTCAACAGGAACACCTCTATGTCTGAGGAGATCAAAAGGCTCATTGCTTTTGCGTTGAAATCTTCTAAAGCTCCATCCGAATAGTTAAGTGTCCTTTATCTACTTCCTGACCGAACTCTTTACGAGCCGCTTCTATGTGTGCTTTAAGAATAGGATCGTCCAGGCTTAGGCGAAACTCTTCATACTCTAGCACGGGCGTCTTTTGCTCTTTGCTCTCGTTCTTGAGAGTGATCTTTATTTCCGCTACCATTACTTGCCCTCTCTTTCCTCGTGACGTTTCTTAAGCTCAGGATACTTGGAGTATACCTTCTTCTTGATGCCTGAAGGATTCGGGGCATTGTGAGCATATGAAAGCGCTGCACGTGCTCTCTTGATGTTGTTGATGGGGTAGCTACCACGTGCCGCTCCGCCGCTTGGGCCCGCGAAATCAGACTTAGAAACATTTTTATATTCCCCCACGTTGCTAGATCCTGGCTTCTTTGATAGCTTGGACTCCTCTCCACGAGCGATGGTCATCCCTTTGCCGATCTTAACTCTATTCGCTGTATCTCTTGCCATAATTACCTCGCTGTTTTGTGTTTCATAGCATGGCTATGATGAGTGCGGTGAGATTTCTCCCAATGCTCTCCAGCTTTGTATCCTTTTCGTTTTGCCTCTGAAATGGCAATCGCCGATGCCTGCTTATCGCTGGTTACGATAGGTCCATGTTTAGAACCACTGTGCAGTCTCCCTTCACCGAATTCTTTGTAGACCTTGTCCATCTTCTTCTCAGCCTTGGCAGAGTAAAGACGGTCTTTTGCTGGTTTATAATGACCCATTACCTCCTCCGATCAGCTTTTTTACGAGCCGGGCATTGTTTGTCTAGTTTCTTATCTTTGCTGATTAGCTTATCTTCAGACTTCTTGAGCTTCTTACGAACTGCATCAAGAGTAGATTTGATCAATTTATCCATGTTTCCTCAAGAAGGGGGCGTCCGAAGAATACGAAAGCCCCTCAGGGTTACTTCTTCATCGCTTTTTTCATGCCACGAGACTCAGCTTTATGATGCTTCTCAGAACGATTATATTTACGTCCTGCCGCTGCTTCATGCTCTTTCTTCTCTTTAGCAGACTCATGTTTCTTAGGATGATCTTTCTTCATCGCTTTTTTCATGCCTGCTGCTTCATGCTCACGGTGCTCTTTAGAACGATTGTACTTGCGACCCGCTGCTGCTTCGTGCTCTTTTTTTGCACGCGCTGATTCTTTCTTAGCCATTTCTAACTCCTACGCTTTTTACCCGTTCCCAGTAGTCCACAAGTCGCTGGAAACAGCTTCCGCATTTTTTTAAGAGGTTCTTTATCCCTGTTTTTGTACTTACATTCCGTACACAAATCAGTATAACCAAAATTTCTCTTAAAAGAGAAAGAGGTTACACACTTTTCTTTACCGCATTTTTTGCAGGTTTTGAGATGGGGCATAGCTCTGAAATGGTAATGATGGTTTGAGGCGTGAGAGAATAGATCTTCTTGGCAAAGCCTTCTACATTGATGTTATCATCTTTGATTACTATCCCTTTAAGGGCATCCTCGGAAAACTTTTTTAAATTCGTAAGGTCGGGCTTTGAGGAATGGTATACTTCTTCCCCGTTTTTAACCTGCTTCAAAATCTTTGGTTTAGATTTAGGGATAGGCATACAGAACAAGAAGTCGATACGGATAGGCCTGTCGATAAGCTCCTTAGAGGATATAAGACCTCCCTTAGCTTTGGCATGCTGAATAAACAGCTCCCACTGAGCCCTCTTTTTCTCGCAGTACTTCGGGCTATAGCTCTTCTTTCCATAGCCTTTATGCGCCTGCCACGGAGTAGGATCGCCAGGGATTACGTATTGCATACGCGGACAAGTCGTCTATTAGGGCCAATGGCATACCCCCAATTAGTAATTGGGACACTCTCTTTAGTTACTTTTTGAATCTTTAATGCCAAAAGAGGGCTCGGTGTAGTCTTGTCATTTACCCATAGGCAAACACTTGCAGCCGAACATCCCATCTTGGCTGCAAATTCTGCATAGGAAAGCCCCTTATCTAAAAGGTAAACTTTAAGCAGATTTCCCTTAGAAGTTGTTGTCAAAATATTCCTCCTGTTAAACATTGTTAAATATACAAAAACGGATATTTAATTGGATACAAATCAGGGTATTTAACGTATTTTAGGAGAGGAAAGTCATTAAATCTTGCACGAAATTAAACAGGGTGTCACAATGAGCTTATCATTGATAATGATTAAGCGACGGAGTCAGCCATGATTGATAGAGGCGATTGGGAGTGGGTTGAAGAAAGCTACATTCCAGAAGAGTTCTTTGCCGAATACCAAGCTAAGGTGGAAGAAGAGTTGATGCAACCGTGGGCACGGGAAGAGTTGGCTCACGGCGCTCAGAAAGATGACCTAGAAGCTATGTTGTGGAAAGACTTTGATGAGTGGTTACAAGCACATCTAGCTGAGAAAGAATTTTACAAAGGGGAGGATGAATATGATGCACTCAGAGAATGTGAATGAGGTCGTCGCCGCGAACAGTTTGGATAAACTAAAAGAGGCCATAGAAGAATCAAACAGTAAATTAGATAAAATCAGCTACGAAATCCGTCAGTTAGAAGGATATTTAAAAAAGAGCCCATTTGATCGATTTGAGAAAAGATACGATGGTGGCAGGGGATTGGCGTGGGATAACAAAAGGCTGACTTTTATAAGATTTCACGAACAAACGGGTCAAGAATATTTTAGAAGACCGTTAATAGAGTGCAAAGCACAGGATAGATTAGCAATGAAAGATTATATTGATGATTTTATTTTTAACATAATTGAAAAAAACAAGGATTCATAATGATGCACTCAGATAATGTGAATGAGATCGTATCCGCTTTGAGCAAAGCTCAAGGGGAGTTTCCGATCCTAGAGAAGAAGAGTAAGGCATACAACTACATGTATGCAGATTTGGCAGAGACTCTGCAAGCTGTACAGCCGATACTTGTTAAGTATGAGCTAGCGATGGCTCATTGTATTGTAGAGGGGGACTTTCCTAGGATGGTCACCAAACTGTTTCACTCCAGCGGCCAGTGGATCTCTACCGAGATGCGCTTAGATTACAGGGCTGATGGAAAGGTAAATGCTATGCAGGCTAAGGGTTCTGCTATCACGTATGCCAAGAGATATACCATTGGATGCCTTTTAAACCTTGCTGCTGACAAAGAAATGGATGATGACGGGGAAAAGTCCAGCCCCAGGTCAAAACAGTCAGAAATGCTATCTGCAGAGCAAATTAAGTCAATCTATGGATGGCTCAAGACCTTTCCAGATGCCAGATCGTATCTTTGTAATAAATATCAGGTAAGTTCTATAGAACTCATCCCAGCTGATGCTTTTGAAGCTATTATCAATCTTTTCAAAAAGCGCTATGCTCAGATGAAGGAGGAGGAACAGGCTTCTGAAAGAGCCAAAGAAGAGGGGAAAAATGATGACGCCCGATGATGCAGAAGATTTAAAAGAGAAAATCGGGGAGTTATGTTCCAAGCTTTCTGGATTTTTAGAAAAAGAAAATGTGAGTCCAAGTGTGGGCGTTCTGTCTATGCTGATAGTGTCTGCAGATGCGATTAAAGATTATATACCTCACCACCAGGGCAGAATGGTAAAATTGTTTTTAAGATTTTTATCAAAAGAGAGAGAAAATGACGCCTGACGATATGGATGATGTATTAGACGCTGTGAATGAGTGTGAAAAAAAGATTATTAACTACATCAACGAAGAAATGATGCCTGATATCATTGTGGTTCAGGCCTTGATGCGGATAGCTTGCAAGATTATTACGCATTATCCATTGGATCAGCAGACACAAATATTAATGATGTTCAATCAACTATTGGTGAAGAATGAGAAAAATAGAGGTAGGTAGTCAAGAGTGGCTAGAAATAAGAAAGAATTACATAACAGCTACAGACTTGCCTGTGATTATGGGGATCAGTCCATGGAAGAGCCCTCAAGAACTCTATGAAGAGAAGATAGGGGAATGTCCTCCGGCGCCCAGCAATGCTTGGATGGATAGAGGAATAGAGTTAGAACCAGAAGCCAGGCATATCTTTGAGACTAGATTCGCAACCCTTGTCGATCCTCAGTGGGTAGTAAGCCCAGAAATAGAATGGGCAGCTGCCAGCTTAGATGGATGGGATGGTGGAAATACACTAGTAGAAATCAAATGCCCAGGCAAGAAGAACCACGATATAGCCAAAAAAGGTGAGATCCCAAATTACTATTACCCTCAGATCCAATGGCAAATGATGGTGACTATGCAACAAAAAGCGTGGTATGTGAGCTATAGACCCGAAGACATTAATCATTTTGTTGCAATGCCCGTGAAAAGAGATCAAGCATACATTGATGAGATGATAGAGAAAGCAGCGGAGTTTTATGAGTCGATAAAACACAAAACCCCGCTAGGTTGGAAAAACCTAAATTCTTCTTCCGGAGCTATCATGATTACTGACGAAGAGTGCCTTGTTCTCGAAAAGGAACTATATCAGACCCTATCGCGAAGAAGAGAAGAAGACGAAAGGATAGAGTTCATTAAACAACAGCTTATCAAAAGTTGCAACGGTCAAAAAGGCTCAGGAAAATACCTTACCATCACCCCAGTGGAAAGAAAGGGGGCTGTAAATTACGCTAGCATTCCTCAGATAAAAGAAATGGTGGAAACTTATGGGGAAGAAGCATTAGCTCCTTTCAGAAAGCCCTCTACTACTATCTGGCGCGTTGATCAAATTCATGCAGATCTATAGTTTCTCATCGTTTTCACAAAAGACCTCATGTGTGGGCCTAGGTAATACCTGGGCCCTTTTCTTCATATCCTCAGATTTGATTTCTGCGAGTGCTACTTTTATGTAAGCATCCAATTCCCTATCATAAAGCTTCTTTTCCATAGTCATGTACTTGTTGAGCTTTTCCATAAACTCTTTCTTTTTCCCATGCCTACAGCACCAAACCCATAGATCTGGCCAATTAACATCATAAGGATCTTGATCAATCATAATCAGTAGATGGATTGTATCCCGGGGAGAACTGCTTGTAAGAATCAGATATCTCTTCTTTCTCTCTAGCTATATTCTCAAATCTAGCACATTCTTTCACGTAAGCTAAGTTTACTTCCCCCGTAGGACCATGACGGTTTTTCCCGACGATCACTTGAGCAAGCCCGGGCTTTGTATAAGGGTCATATACTTCAGGTCGAGATAGCAAAAGAACAACGTCAGCATCTTGCTCTAAAGCCCCACTCTCACGAAGGTCACTGACAATTGGTTTCTTCTCCGTTCTTTCTTCAACTTTCCTAGAAAGCTGAGCTAAACAAAGCACTGGGATCTTAAGTTCTTTTGCTAGCAGTTTCATGTTACGTGAAATCTCAGCTACCTGAGTCTGACGATTCTCATCTCCTCGAAAAGAATTAGAACCAGCAATCAACTGAAGGTAGTCAATAATGAGTATACCAATATTATAACGCTCTTTCATGCGACGAGCACGAACTCTCAAGTCTCCCATACGCAAATGACTCTGATCATCGATGATAATTTGCGCACCTTCAAGGTTCTTAGAAGCTACATATGTTTTTTGAAACTCATCACCTGCTAGATTTCCTGTGGAAATCTTGTCTTTACTGATCCTGGCATTGGAACAAATGAGTCTCATGACAAGTTCATCTGCTGTCATTTCAAGAGAAAAAATTCCAACTGGAGTGTTGTTTTCTATGGACACTCTTTCTGCGATGTTAAGAGCAAAAGCCGTCTTACCCACAGCTGGCCTTGCTGCTAAAATCACTAAATGAGAGTTACCAAATCCCATAAGAAGTTTATCCAGATCGATAAACCCTGATTTCACACCTTCAAAGGGAGCATCCTCCCCACCGCTCTGAATGAACCGCTGTTGCCTCTCCTGCAGTTCTTCGATAAAACTCTTCTTAGATTCTGAGTGTTTTCCGTCTAGTATGTCTTTGAGAAGCATCCCCGCATTGGAAAATGATCCCTGACTCACTTTGAAAAGCTTAGACTGTGCATCTTCTAAAAGTTCATAACCGCTTTGATTAGGCTTCATCGATTTTAGATACATATCAGAACCAATCCGGCCAAGCCTTCGTAGGGTAGAAAAGTTCTTCACAATAGCAATATACTCTTCTAGAGTTCCATAGCACTGAGAGTAGATGTGCAAACTCTTAATAAATCCAATCCCACCGACCTTGTCCAAGGCAGAATTAGCACGCAATTCTTCGATGAGCACATGTTCATCAACCGATTGGTCTCTTTGCCAAAACCCCTTTAAAACCCTGAAAATGATCTTATTTGGGGCAAGGTAGATATCTTCCTCCTCCAAAGCATCAACACACGTGTTAAGGGCATCTACAGAGTGAATCATCATGCCTAGGATCAGGTTCTCGGTTTCTTCCGAGTGTAAATCTGATGCTATCACTTCATTCACACCACTCATCCTCTTCTCCTTTTTATTTTTCAGATTTAACGTACTTCAATTGGAGAATTTTATTAAATATGGAATCTTCTTTTGAACCTTCCCACTCTTCGTCTATCTCTAAAACGTCTTTCACAAATCCGGCAGAGATCAACCCGCCAAGAACATCAGTCTTGAAGTGAGGGGAATCATATCTACCTCCGCATCTTCGCCCTCCAGGGAATTCGATTATTATCCCCACTTCGCTGATAGAAGATTTCACGTCATTCCTGCCGCTTAACTTGTTATTCACAATAGACGCCAGACGGAAGTTCTCGCGCTCCTGATTCACCTCGCGCAGTTCTTGCTGCACAACTTCCTCCATCGCGTCAATCTTTCCAATATCATACATGTTCACTATCCATCCGACGGGGTTTTTCTTTTTGTCGACCTCATCTTTGAAGGCGCGGTAATAGTTGATGGCAGCTTCTTGCTTATCAGAAGGAATCCTACTGCTCCTAATCTGTTCTTCGATGGAAGCAGCAGCAGGGGCAGCAGGGGAGGGGCGCTTGCGCGCCTGCTTGCTGCTGTTTATTATCTTCTTTCTATTATCTTCTTTCTGGTGGCAATTTTTTGCCGGGGGGGGTGGCAATTTTTTGCCGGGGGGGTGGCAATTTTTTGCCATCCTATTTTTTTCTTGAAACTCAAAGGAAAGTTCGATGTGTCTTTTGGAGCCCGTGTCATCGAAAGAACGCTTTATATATCCCTCCTTTTCCAGGCTTTCTAGCCAGTTTCTAACCATTCTTTCTTTTACATTCATCTGTTTTGCTAGATAGTTATTAGAGGCGTAACAATAACCATGATGACGCGTTAGATTGCGTATGACTCCATAAAATAGTTTAGCGTTTGCTTCCAAGTTTTCATTTAACAAAAGATGAGAGGGTAGAACGATATCATATCCAAGATCTTGGCTCATACTTCTTCCCCCTTTGCAGGAACTTTGTCCACATTCTTTTTTAATACAACGGAGTAAAACTTTATTCGCTTTCCATCTACCTCCTCAATCCGTCTGAAAATCAGTTTTTTTCTTCTTAACGCGCCTAGAGCTACAAAGAAGGCAGGTGCAGGAATGGAAGATTCTATCTTCAAATGGCCCTCCTTCATCTTAACGCGCTTCGATCCAGGCGAACACGTTTCACGAATGAGACACAATAGAAGACGCGCCTCTGTTTCTTTTAAATCTGGAAGAACCTCTTCCAAAACAAAATAGGGGGTCTTTGTAGTAAGATTATTTGAATAATTCATACTTCTCCTTGGCTAAGTATTAGCCTGACAAGAGCTGTATAGAATGATTCCTTGATATTGCCAGAAATCTGTATATCAATATATCATGTAATACATCAGCTACTTGGTCAAGCTGATCCCTCACTACGCGTGAGGAAGGGGGCAGGTTTCTCAAGTCACACTGACTTGGCCTGCTGAACAAGGGTGAGGTTTGTCCGCCTCATCCTTTATTTTTTATGGCCTCAGGTTACTGGGGCCAATTTTATTTTGTCAACCAATTCCAATTTGAATCTTTACCGCTCGGCGCTCTCTATAGAGAGAAAAATAATTTGTATGCCTGCTAAACTTCGACTTTAAACGCACTGAACCTCAGACATTAAAAAAACAGATAGCTCTTACCATAAATTCTCTATGTGTATAGATTTAACATTAGAAAGGCTAAACCAGAACTTTAGATAATCGAAAGGAGGGGGCTATGAGAAGATTTCCCAAGACTTCAGAGGACTTCCATTTATGCTATAGTAAGACACGCATGGCTATTGTTATCGCTTTTGCCGTTATTTCGATGTTGGCAGCTTTAGTTGCTTATGGGCATGTATTCGATATGGAAATTAGAACACCGGAATGGGATCATCTAGAAAACGCTGTTCGTGACAAAGAAAACGAACGGTGTTTTGAAAAGTTAGAAAGAGACCCCAATTCGTGTTCAGAAAGAGAAATAGAGAGGGCGGGGACATGGGGTCAAGATCACAGTGCATAAGTCCATTTAAGCAATTTGTCATCTGGGGATCTCTGGTATCTGTCAGCTGGTGCGTAATTATATTTTGCTTCAGCAAACCTTACCAAGAATACAAAGAGAGACAGGCAGCCAAGAAAGAACTGGAAGAGTACTTAGACTATCTGAAAAACAGCGCTTAAGATTACTTCCTTCTAACAAACGGAAGCATGTCTAGGATCATCTGAAATGTAAGAGGTTTTGGATCGGAAGGGGTAAGGGGGGTTACGCGTTCAGCGATAACTTTGAGAACCTCTTCTCTGTCTTTAGCTCTCTCTTCCGCCATATTAGCAATCACTTGCTGCAAGTGAGAAATTGAGCGCTGAAGAGCTTCACGCTCATCTTGAGCCTTACGAGGATCAAAAGGCTGTACAACCCCCTTAGAATCGACGTAGGCGGCCTTTTTTAGATCGGGTTCAGATCCCCAGCAACAGCAGTTGCACGAATCATTGAATTCAAAGGTTACATCTCTAGCTTGAACTTTGGGATTAATTGTGAATGGAGCTGTCATAAGACCTCCTATGCAATATATTCCGTAATGATGACAATACCATCAGCACCAGCACCTCCCGCAGCATCCGCAGAACCGTTAATAGATGCTCCTCCCGACCCTCCAGCTCCAGGAGCCTGCCCCGCTCTTCCTGTACTGGTGGTTATCCCACTAGTAACTACATAAGACTGGACAGCAGCTCCGCCAAAGACAGTGACCCCGCCTTGACCACCTTGGCCTAAAAAAGCTACACTGGTATCAACAATAATACAAGCGGCTCCCCCTTCCCCTCCAGTTAAGTTAACATCTCCTAAAGATCCTACTCCTCCAGTAGATCCCCCCACCCCTACTTGAGCCATAAAAGCTGAAGAGACTGTCATTCCTGGCCCACCGCCAGTCGCTTGTATAAGAGTACTTCCTACCGAAGTGGTATTACCAGCTGATGCAGATGCACCACCCGCGCCTACTGTCACCGATTGAGAAGCCCCAATATCGGCTGCTGTAAATACTCCTCGACTATATCCACCCGCACACCCTCCAGAACCAGCCGAAGCTTGGCCGGCTGCAGTAGTAGAAGCTCCGCCACCCCCGCCACCACCAACTACTTCGATGACACAATAGACCATTCCAGAAGTAGGGGTATATGTTCCGTTAGAAGTAAATGTTTGGATATTCACTGAAGCGATATCGCCAGAACCAGAGACTAAAGAAACAAACCCGTCGGAATCTACCGTAAAGTGAGCAGAATTAAAGTGAGACACTCCATTGCTACCAACCACTGCAGAGGCTTCAGTCTTTGATCTCTGCACCTGAACAGTGTAAGTATTAGCAGCTAAAGAGTTAGTCTGAATGCAATTAGCAGTGGTTGCAGCTGCAACTTGTCCTCCTGTCACTGTGATTGCACCACCTGCTGTGGGAAGCACAGGATCAGTTCCGGGGGGTGTTGATGCATCTACGTTCACCTCGTCAATCGCTGCCCCTCCCCCTAACAGTTGTACATATCCATCCGAATCAACGGTAAAGTGATCTGAATCAAAGTGGCATACACCATTGCTACCTACAGTAGGGGATGCTTTGGCGGTGGATCTCTGTACTTGGATAGTGTAGGTATTGGGAGCGAGTGAGTTGGTCTGTATTACGCTAGCTGTCGTCTCTGCTGCTACTTGACCCCCAGTGACAGTAACGATACTATCTCCGTCAGGGACAACAGGATCTGTGCCAGGAGGAGTGGAGGCATCCACTGCAAACTCTTCCACTGTTTGTCCACCAGAGCTTAGGCGAATCCAGTAACCTGTAGTGTCTGTGGGGTTATCTACCAATACGTAATACGAGTCAGTTGCTGTGTCTACCCATGTTTGACCGATGGGATAAGAATAATCAGCAGATGCGGTGAGGGGGGATGCAGGAGGAACGACATCTACAACGATTGGGGCTACTGCTCTCCACTGTGCGGATAGTGACCCGTTAGATGCGGTGACAGACTCAAGATACCAAATTCCTTTGGTATTGGTGTTAACCCATCTCTCGTATAGCTTTGAATTAGAGCTGAAGTCAAATGAGTTGGGATCTCGGGTCTCGAATCTATATGTTGGTATTTGAGAGGTTCCCGATGCTTGAGAATAAGCTAACTGATTGGTGGGATAGGTCATTTTTCCTCAGTGTTTTTCCGGGGTCCCTGGTGTGAAGTCTAGATCAATCCCTGTGTAATGATCAAGCGCCGCTTCTGCTATTTCTTCTACTGCATTGTCCGGAGTAGAAAGATATTCCCATAGGGAACAACCAGACAAAAGAATCATGGGAATTAATATGCAGACTATTCTTGATTTAAGCAAAATACCATATAGACCCATTTATGCTCCCAGCTGTTGGATAAGACACATTTTGGCCGTTTCCTGAACTATCCGTTGTTTGAATAAAAATGTTAGAAGAAGAGACATCTCCGGCTATAATCGCCTGAACATCTACTGTATTAGCAGGGGGAGCAGCGGCGCTTCCTAACTGAACGTCACCAACCGGTCTCCAAGCCGTTCCGGAATTAGGCGCAATAGGAAGACCTCCTATTAACAAGTTTCCTGTCCCAGTTCCTGTATTCCATTGCAAAGAGAACATAACATACACAAGTGACCCTATACGCACATATTGACCGACTTGTATAGTATAATTAGCTGTTCCAGCCCCTGTGCTACCAACAACTGTAGGAGTCCACGCAGTGGTTGCTATGTAATTCCCTAAAGCACTTCCTGCTCCAAAAGTGATACTAGTAACGGATGGAGTAGCAGTAAATGCGGGATCTGCTCCTGTTACCCCCCCAAGAACTGTACCTGTGGCCCCCACAGCTAGGGCATCAATAGGAGAGGTTCCGCTTCCTACCAAAACCCCATGATCCGTAAGAGAAGTAGCTCCTGTACCTCCCCCTGCAACAACGGCTGTGCCAAATGTCGGGTTGGCGCTAGATCCTTGAGAAATTACAGGGACACCAGAAGTAGCGCTAGGAGCCACATTGTTCAACAAATTGGATGCACCCCCTGTTATCAAGTTGTACTGTGTAACCTGATGGTTGGCTGAGTTATTGGTTCCTGTCATAATGCACCTATGCTAATACCCAGTTACCCATAGACGCTACGGTCATCCATAAGGTGCTGGTTGAGTTGTATACTAAATGTAGGCAGTCTCCGTTAGCTGTATTTGTGGCTGTACCGGCAACGCTTGAAGTAGTCGAAGATACACGGATAGTCTGTCCTGTATTTGCTGTAATCACACAGGCGCCTGCTGTATTCACTGCAAATCTAATAGTATCTCCTTGTGAAGGAGATCCAGGTAGAGTAGCTGTAGAAGCGGCGGTTAGAAAGTAATTTGTTCCCGAAGCCGCATTAAATACCCCGCTTTGATCTTCCCAAGACCCATTAGTGCTATTTTCCCATGTAGGAAGATTTCCAGGACCATTACTGGTTAAAACTTGCCCTGTCGTCCCCTCTCCGGCAGCACCTTGAAAAGTGTAATCTACGGTCAATCCACCTGTATATTGATCATTATCTAAAAACGAGCAGTTAGCAACGGTTAGAGATCCAGCCCCTGCACCAGTAATGGAAGGATTGTTAGAAGAGTTTATTACGCAATTTGCAAGAGTTACAGCACCAGAGGAGGACATCGTGAAAGCGGGCGCTGCCCCTGTATCAAAATAGCTATTTACAATATGACCTGTCGAATTAGAAGAAGCAGTTATCGTGTTGTATATCCAGCTTCCACCTTGGATATTGAAAGAGCCTCCGTTGAACTGAACTTCTACTCCAAGCTGTACGTTGGTAATAAGAACATTTCCAGTACCAAATTGCATAGTAGCTGCTGTTACCGAATTCCCAACTGTCATGTTAAACAAGGCAAAATCGGCTGATCCCGTAGAGTTGTCTATGAAAGAGTTGTTAGCTCCATGCGTATCAATATCGAAGAAGAATATTTCTCCTGCCCAGTTCGGCACGTCAAACGCTGGCCCTGTTCCCGTAATCTCTAAGTCCGCTTCCTCAAATGTAATAGTCGCTGTACCTGCAGCTGCAGAGGAGATAACCGCGTTAGTTCCTGACCAATAGATATGCTGAGTAGAGAAAGATCCAGTTAGAGGAGGGGTATGAGTGCCTACAATTTTAACATCCTGAAGGGCTGGAACTCCTGTAAGCCCTACAATAGTCACCATACTGTAGAGAGTGAGGTCTTCGGTATAAGTCCCAGGTTGAACGTATACTGTACCTCCACCAGCTGCATTGGCTGCATCTAAAGCCGCTTGGATGGTAGCAAAATTGCCTGAAGGCCCGACAATATAGGGGGACATTCTTCCAATCGCTCTTTCGTATGTCTGTGTAATCGTTCCGGCCACAACACATGAGTCTGCATACGAGACATTACCAAAAGTCACACCCCCAGTCCCTGCAATAGCCGTAGAGTTGGAAGTATTTATATTGATATCTTCCAGAGTTAGCTCGCCCGAAGAAGTTGTGGTAAAGGGCGTGATAGCTCCGGTATCAACAGCAGAGTTCTGCATAGTTAGAGCATGAGAGTCACTCAGCGTAATAGCGTTGGTGAACTGACACCCGCCGTTAATAGAACTGACCCCTGAACCACCTAAATTAAGTGCGATGCTACACTGAGTATTTACCATTAGTAGATCGCCGTGAATGATCGCCGTTCCACTTACTGCAGTTCCTAGAGTAAGAGTGTAAACGATGACTGTAGAACCGCCAGTGTTATTTACAAAGCTGTTAGCAGCCCCGCCAATCTCTCCAGCAAACATAACGAGATCACCAGTCCAGTTGACAAGATCAAACATGTACCCTGAAGTAACGGTAGTGATACATGAGTCAAATAGAAGATTGGTTGTGCCCGCTGCTGCAGAAGAAAATACGCTTCCTGAATTCGCTGTGAAGGAAACTCCGTAGAACCTAACATTACCACTAGTGGGAGGAGTGTGAGTTCCTATGATATTAACATAGTCCCCATGAGCAATTGCTTGTGCTCCCACTAGGTCTACATTGTTGTATAGAGTAAGATTTTCCGTGTACTGTCCTGGTTGGATATATACTTCTCCGCCACCAGCTGCATTAGCTGCGTCAATTCCAGCCTGAATGGTTTGGTAATCAGCTTGACCGATTGGCCCCACTACATAAGGACTAATCGGATACCTTCCGGCAGATATATCAATAGTAAGAGTGCTAGTACCTGGATCGCCAACAGTAGTGATCCCAGATCCTCCCACGATATCAATATTGACCGGCGAACCCGATCCTGGAACCGCGCCCCCTGAATCACCAGTTAGGGTTTCAATCCCTGGTATCGAAGGGTTACCTTCTGAGAGCTTTCCTGCTTGGGACATTGATCCTCCTAACTAGGGATTGTCATTGTGGGAGTAACGGCTGCTGCTGACATAGCATATACAAGGCCTGTTCCAGCACTTCCTTTGATCACCATAGGACTGCCTTTCTTAAGCTCCAAGACAGGAGCACTCTCGCCCTTGTTAGTGCCAAAGTCGTAAAGAACGAACGAACCTGCTGGAATAAGAAGGTGATCAGTCGTCCCTCCATCAAAAGAGATCGTGGCATTCTGATCGGAGTTATTCACAATGTGTAAGATGCGAACTGGATAGGTAAACCCTGTACCAAAGGCAATATAAGAGCCTGTAAAAGTAGCGCTATCCACGCTTATCAAAGGGTTAAATACTATACTTGTACTTTGGTTCATGATCTTACCTTAGTTTATAATTACCCAATCGATCACGGACACGTCGGTAGCTTGAAGTGAAGTTGCATCCGCTGGGTCTACCGAGTTAATTACAAATGAAGTCCCTGCGGTTACAGTTCCCACTACTAAATTTCCAGTAGCAGCAGCTCCTGTAGCCCCAATGCTTTTTCTGCTAATATAGATCAGTGAATCGGCTGTTACTGCGCTTGTTGAGACGGTTACAGTACCAGCTGTAAGAGTTGCACTCCCAGCAGACGCATCTGCTCCAGTAGCGATTTCAATTTTGTTACCAGCAGTCCCTAGAACAAGGTTACCATCTGTAGCGGTGATATCACCCGCTGTTGCTGTAAGAGTGGTTGTTGTTGTCAAAGACCCAGGAGCTGTTATTGCGGACGGTAAAGATAATGTTACTGTACTTCCTGTTGCACTCGTAGACACTTCGTTAGCAGTTCCAGCAATAGTGATTGCCCCCGCTGTTGGAGTCGCGCTTCCGCTGTCACCATCTAAAGTGTCTAAATCTCCAGAACCTGCACTGAGAAGGTTCCATGTTGCTGTAACTGTTCCAGCTGAAGCAGTAAAGTCAGATAACATGTAGTTAGCAGGAGCAGAAGTGTCTATCCAAATCTGACCGATTGGGAAAAGGCCAAACTGACCTTTAACATCTGTTGTTGCTGGAGCTCTTGTTGCTCTTACAGGAGAGCTTGGAAATTGAGCTGAAGAGGCAGTCCCGCCCCCTTGAGAGTAAAGATTGACTGAAGGAGAACTTGTCATAGGGTACCACCTAATTTTTACTTGTCTATAGAGTAAAATTTAGTGGATTAATTGGAAAGGGATATTATAGTATTTAATTAGAAACTAGTTTTAATTGTTTTTAATAGACAAAAACCGTTAAATTAGCTTATCTTATTGGTTAGAATGATGGAAATATGGTTGGAAAGTAGGAAGTAGTCACGGACGGGGATTGTTTGGATGACTCCGGTATTTGAGGGTCAGCCTTGATATAGATAGGGGGCAACCATTTCATTTTTTAGGAGGAAATATGTGGATTCCAGGATCAGTAATAACTTTTATATGCGTATGGATTTTATGGGAGTGCGCATGGGAAATCATAGATAGCGTCCGCAATGCATCAGCAAAATCTAAAAGAGAAGAAGAGGAATCGTACCCTTGGGACGACTACTATGCTTCCAAATATGACTTAGACTAACTTTCTTTTTCTTCCAAGGCCTTTGTAAACACCTGTCCCAGCTTTAACACGTTCTGAACCTTCCCTTTTTCCATTTCTGAAAACATTTTAGCATGAAGCCTTTGAAGTCTAGGGCTAGTTAAAAATTTACGAGCCACATAGGGGGCCGCTGCCGCCGTTAGTCCCAGTTTAGGAAAGGCGGCAAAATTTAGACTGACTGCAGCCGCTATGCCCGGATTAATCTTCTCAAGCTTAAGAAAGGAATCAGCCTGTTTCTTAGTCATATGTTCGGTGAAATTAGCAAGCTGTGCATAAGATTTGTTAACCATCTCATGTTCCTTAGAAAGAGCTGGATCCAAATATTTCATCGTCTTTTTGGCGACATCTTTAAGAACTCCTATCGAACGTTTTCCACCGGTCATTCCTCGCAATGCATCGTTGGCTGCATGCTCAAATTCAGCTAAAGATTTGAAAGTGATCGGTTCGCTGAAAAGGAGCTCTACTTCTTTTTTTAGCGCATCTCTATATCTAGGATTTAAAGACTGCAGTGCTTTGTTGAGATCGCTCGTAAAGATAGAAAGCCCTTGATCACCAAGAGCCTTCTGCGCCCCTTTGGAGTAAACTTGTTCATATAAAGAGCCAAGATTGTCTCTAATCTCTCGAATAAATGGGCTTTTCTCGGGATATTTAAAAGCTACTTTGGAAAGAGCAGCTAGCTTTTTCTCATCTTGAATGATAGGAGTAATCTGTTTTTCCGAAAGACCTTTAGATCGAAGAAAATCTACTACTTCTTTTTGCGCAGCTGATGGCTTGATTACCTTAGAAAGGGCCGCTTTAGCAAGACCCGGTGCCGCAATTCCAACTCCTGACGCAAGATCCTGCGCCCACTCGGGAAGGCCAACTTCTTTAGCTCCCTTTTTAGCGAGGCCCCCAGCAAAGGCAGCTCCTCCTTTTGCAAGAGCGCCTCCAGGTCCGGTAGCTACAAAAGGGAGCTGTTCTCCTGCAAACTGAAGAATGTCTTCTACAGGACCCTCTAAAGTAGGTAGGGCTTTCTCTACCCATTCTTCTCGCTGTGTCTTAAACTTCTTTTTTCTTTCAGCAAATTCGGGAGATAGCATGTTAGTTAGAGAATCCACAGGAATGTTTAACAGTTCCCCGATGGATTCTAAACTTTTAATAGCTCCCTTAGGAGCTGCTGATAACAAAGACTGTAATCTTGAAGGGCCCGCTTTGGTCTCTTCGGGTCCTTTTACTTCATGAAAAGGAACATCGTCACCGATAGGAGACTCCTCTTCTTTGGCTAATCTAGAAGGCTCTTTTTTTTTTAGATCAAATTGGGCAAGTGGATGATCTTCTGCGCTCATTTGCATGGTACGGCTTAACAAGCTTTCTAATCCGGCGATAGCTCCAGCAATTTCGTCTTGATAAGCGCTAGGATCTGTGATGATTTTTTTGTATTCTTCAAATTCTTTCTGGTTTCTAATGGAAACCCCGGCCGAAACAAGAGGGATTAAAGATCTTCCTAACTGCTCAAATTCTGCGCGATCTCTTCTAACTTCCGGAGAGAACAACGCTGAAAATCCTGAACCTTTTCCGAGTTTTCCTCGCCCTAAAATTCCTTTCATTTGCTCTAAAGTTCCAAGGCCACCTTCAATAGCCCGAACTCTCTCTTCTTGCTTAGCTTGCTTACCCGACGCAAATTGTTTGGCAAAATCGCGTTCCATTGCTCTTTTATTTTCAATCCCTGAAATGAGACCATGAGATAGGCCAGTCCCCAATCTTTCACCAAGAAGCGAAGAGAAGGATTGTTTTCTTTTATTCTCTGGAATGATCTGAACCATAATTTACCTATAAAAATGAGCCGAATATGCCGCCTGCAGCATGAGACAATCCAGAAGCTGCACCCAATCCTAATTGTTTTAAAAAGCTAGGAGTTTTAGGAGATTTTTGAACCAGAAATTGTTCTGAAGGTCTTTGGCCTAGAAGCGCTTCTGATAGACCAAAAAGCTCTTGTAATGCCTCTCTCTGAAGCTGTTGGCGCTGAGATTTTAATCCCAAAGCAAAATCTTGCGCTGACTGAGACATCGTATTTTGAAATCCGCTGGACTTCTGCAGTCCGGTTCCCATTCCGCTGAATCGGCTAGCTAGACCCCCAATAGATCCCTGGTAATCTCTCCAGGCTTGCTCTTCATCAGGCAAACCCTCTTCTCCTCGGGATAACCTAGATAAATAAGACTGTGGGCCGACATGAGAAAACAATTGAGAAAAGAGTTCGACTTGCTCGGGAGAAAATTGTTGAATTTTGCCTAGGCGGTATCCTCGAGGGATGCTGTTTCCCCCCATTAAAGAGTTCATTCCCGCTTGTGTAGGCCCAACTAAGCCTCCAGCACTACCGTTTAGCTTTGGAGCAGCTTGTGGCATCATGCTCATAAATCACCTATCGTTTTCTCTATCATATACCGCCCTTATTTTTGCATCAGTAGATTTTTGAAACATTGAGTTAAATGGAGTATGCTATCAATATATATTGATATACAAAGGGTTAAAATGTTTAAACAAATAGCCTTCTTCCTAGGCATGATGATATGCCTATTCATGGTGCTCTTAAGCGCTACAGATCAGATGTATGGTTGTCAGAGCTTATTTGCCACGGGACTTGCGGGGACACTGTTTTTTGCTATGCTGCTTAGAAACTGCTAGACTTGAGATATAAATTCTAAGCAAACAATCCCAGAAGTAATCGACGGAGGGGCGCCAGCTCCAGCACCAACGACAATGTTAGTACTAGTGATGTAAAAAGAGTTTTGATCTGCCACAGGGGTACTTCCCGCAAAGATCAGTCCATAAATATTAGTACCGTCCGTGTACGACCCGAAGCAATTCGTGAAGTAAGTGATTGTGGATATGTCCAAACCATGCGCAATGTTGCCTGTGGCTGTAAATGTGAACACTTTCCTTTGTCCCGCGTGGGACTGTCCACTGAGGTACCATCTCTCACCGTTTCCAATAGGAACGTTATCCGGGAATACACCAATAGTTCTCGCGTTTACGTTGTTAGCAATAGCCAAGTAGGCTCTATCTATCTCTACCCCTAGAGCCTGAGGGTTATCATCAGGAAACTGCCAGGAGCTTCTAAGGAAGGGGGCTTGATTACTCATGTTACACCAAAAGTTGGCTAGGACTTACGTCCAAAATGAATGAGTGGAGCTCTATCTCTACAAACTGATTGGAAAAGTCGGTGTCACGCATTTGAGTATCATCTAATGTAAAGCCAATCTGCACTGTATCTCCAAGAAGGCTAGTGTTCATCCTGTGCCAAATTTGAGACTGTTGCGCTGCCGTTGGCATTTGTAGGTTAGTGTTTGGCGCCGTAAGGCCAAGATTAGTACTCTCTGGGCATGTATATAGAACAGTGCTGTAAATAAGGGAGTCATTATCGGCCTGATTGTTATAAGAAGAGACTGCGTTTTGGCTAAGGAAGATCTGCAGAGTAACCTGGCCATTGGCTGTTCTGGTAAATAGGTACTGCTGAGGGCCTATGCGCGTTTTTCTTCCCATCCCCCAAGACACAGGGAATTGCCGAGTTTGTATCTCAGGTACATACATGCGCTTGATAACGCCGTTTCCTAGGTAAGTGCCACTAATAGTGATATCGTCATTAACAAGAGTAAAGCTATCAACTGTAGGACTAGCAACTGAGAATATTTTTCCATTGACCCCGTCTCCTACAGTTCCTAGACATCCAGATAGCACTATATAATCGCCCTCATTCAGGCAGTGATCCGGAGATGTCACAGTATTGCCCGAAATATTCTGAATGTAAAGAGAGTTTCCCTCACCTGTACCTTGAGCCCTTAGCATCAGAAATCCCTGCTGATTTCCTCCAACTACTTCTGGTTGAAGAAGGGTGTTTTCTCCAGAATCCCAGGCAAACGTCGCAGAAGCCCATGTGAAAGTAGCGGCAGACCAGGTGAGACCTGTTTTCTTTCTAAAGAGTCCGTAGGTGGTATAGCACTCATTAAAAATAGCCCACGTGCCTTCACGGTAGTTATACTGAACCGTTTGAGTTGGGAATGTATAGGCTACCGACACACCAGTATTGTCAGGAGTTGGATAGGTGATATAGATCCATTCGTTGATGTAGTCACGCGCTGCGCAAATACGAGGAGCCCCATGATCCGTAAGCTGAATCTGGAACACCTGATCGGGGATCTCCAAATCAATCCTCT